CCGCTCACATCAATAATCGCCCTTGAATCAGAGTCGGCAACAAAGCCAAGACTTGTAGTAACCGTTGCACCGTCCTGATACCAAGCCTTAAAAGAAGAATCGAGTTGAGACAACTTTTGAGCTCGAAGCTCTTCAATGGTTTGCTCAGGAATCTTTTCGACAGACCACCACAAGCCCTCTTCTTCCGAACCACGAATTACGCGATAGTGCTCAGAATCATTTGATACAAGTTGCTGCAAAATCTGTCGAAGCATCTGATTATGAAGAGTTTGGCTCTTGTGAGAGACATGAACTCCTACGAATTCCTCAGCCGTGGTCGGGATCTTTTCTAAATCCCAATCTTTACCATTAAAGCGACCAAAGAACCCATCCGGAATATTCGGCTTAACTTGAGTTGAGTTCACGGGAATCAAAAATTTTTCCGCATTCTTAGGACTTCTTTGGGCACTCCTACTGCATACAAAATAGCCGTTTTCATCAAAGCAATGGACTAAAGGAGCTTCAGTCATGGCAAACCTCTCAAACAAAAAAATAGCGGCATTAAAGCCGCGGGAAAAAAGATACTCGATAGCAATTGAAAAAGGTCTCACGGTTCGAGTTCATCCGTCAGGCCAGAAATCGTTTTTGGTTCGAATCCCTCAAAACGGTCGAACAATAGACATAACACTCGGGCAATTTCCAGAAATGTCTTTAATGCAAGCACATCAAGCCGCTCGTAAACAATTGCAAGCCTATTCGTTAGATCCAGTAGCTGGATACACTTTGCGTGATGCTTTTGTATTGTGGTGCAATTTGAAACGTGGACGCATCGTCAGCTATGCCGATGAGAAGCGGCGAATTGAGTTCTACCTGATGCGTCACATCGGAAGTCGACAGCTCGATGAAATCACAGCGCCGCTCGTCATCAAGACTGTTCGCCCGATTGAAAACGCAGGAAAACGCTCAACACTCAAGCGGATCCTGATGCGACTTCGCGAAATCCTGGATATCGCTGTATGCGCGGGTTACATCGAACATAATCCGATCGATCGAGTTTCAAAAGTGTTTGCACCGCCAGTTACAAAACCAATGCCTTCTGTGGACTGGAAGGATCTCGAAAGAGTCATGTTCGTATTCCAAAAGGCAAACCAAAGACTTCAGAATTATTTCTTGTTTTCGCTCTGTTCAATGCTACGCCCTGGAGAAGTGGCCGCTCTCGAAAAATCCTGGATCAAAGGAGATACCATCATCATTCCATCTTCAAAGATGAAAAAAGGTCGAGAGCACAGAGTGCCGCTCACACCTTTCATGTTGCAGCTTTTAGAGCGAGAGAAGTTCTTTTCGCCTCATCCACGCAATCGATTTGTGTTTGCCGGCCGAAAGCCAGATAAACACATTTCAAAGCAAGCGCTGACGAAATGGCTTCATTCGTCAGATCTTCGAGGCCAATTGGTTAGTCATGGTTTGAGATCGATTGCCCGATGTTGGCTTGCCGATCACGCTGTTCAATTCGAGGTCGCTGAAGCGTGTTTGTCTCATACGGTAGGTGACAAAGTTTATCGTGCCTATCAGCGCTCGGATTTTCTTGAAGCGAGAAGATCTGTCATGCAGAGTTGGAGCTCCTTTGTTTTCAAATGTGCCCGCCGTGCTGGACTTTTGGATAATTCTTTCGGTCCTTCAAATAGTTATGTTGAATCTGGCACATGTGTCGCTCTGTGCTGAGCACATGTTGCGGCACCCTTACTCACGGGGTTTTAACTTGAAGTTGAAACCCCAAACATGAGCGGCGAATTGTCTCAGCTTTCGTCTGACCTGTTGCTTGTAAACGGTGTTTTCTCAAATACATCCGTTTCAGTACCGAAGCACACTTCTTCCCTCGGTACAGATCAAGATGAAGTAATTTTGAGATTTAACGCAAGTAGCAGTAATGCAATCTACAACGGTTCAACCGTGCAATCACCTGCTTTACAAGCCTTGCCGTGTATCCGCTATTAATATCGGATGCAAGGCAAAGCCTGTAAAGCGTGAGGCTGAACGGTTGTAGTACCGTCTTTGTAAACACCGCTAGATCTGGAAGCGTTGAAAATTAGGTACGTAACACCTACCTCATCTCCATCCGCGTAGCCACAAAATCCGTCTTCTTGATAGCTTGGGCTGAAACATCCGTCGGTCACGGCATCACCAGAGGTCAGAAATTTGTTACGACCGCCGATAATGTTTGGCCACCAAACAGCACGGGCCAAACAGGTGTGTACGCTTGGGATGGGTACACCGGTTGGGGTAATCTCATCATGGAAGACGACGAAAATCCTACTCGAGTTGCCAGAACCGACGAAGCTTCGACTGCTGTTTATCGCTCTTTACAGTCAGACCTAAGCGCAGGGAACAGTATTTTCGGCGGTACTACCGTTCAGCCAGCCGCATTGCAAACACTTCCATGCATCCGCTACTAGTATCTGATACAAGGCAGCACGGTTAAAGCTTTTGGCTGCATCGTCGTCCCGTCGTAGATCGAAGAATTACGAGAAGCATCGAAAGTTATGACATTCGCATTACCAGTTCGTGTGTCATATGCGATTTGATAAAGATCGTAGCTTTCTTCGGTCCTTCCGCTTGACCAAAAAGCATTAGGAGTTCCCGCTGTTGGCCAAAGTGTATCCGAGCGATTATCACGGAAACCGCCCGTAATGTTTGGACTCGCCCCAAACATGACTGGGCAAATTACGCTTTTTTCCAAGATTTCTGGCAATTGCAGTCAGGTTTTCTCTTTGATCGGCGAGCCCGCTAACGCAGGAGATATTTACCAAAGCACAGGAACCTATCAAGGCTATGACGGTTTCTATCTTGATGCGTCGAGGGCCTCTTCAATTTACTCAGGAACCAAAATGCAATCCCCGGCGTTGTCTGTTCTGCCGTGTATCAGAACCTGATGCAAGGCAATACTGACAGAGCTTTTGGTTGCATGGCTGTTCCCGTGTAAATCGGGTTGTAATCGTGGGCGTTGATTAGGAGGTTAGTACCTACTGTTTCTCCGTCGTAGTTAAATTCAGCCTTATATGCTCCGGATCTACCTTCGGCCACGTTTGTGAGAACATAGTCACCATAAACCCAATCACCTTCTGTTCTGGTGAAGCGATCGAAGTAAACCGTTCCCTGGAGGCTTGGTCACTACGCTTGAAGCACAACCTGAAGAATCGCGCACAACAGTAGCATTCATGGACGCCAATAACTTGGCACATCAGCTCACACTTGAGCAACTAAAGACAGTCCAAGTCGAAATCATCCAAAACGGTCAGTCTGCTTATCAACAGAAATGGGCACTTCGTACCGCGATTGAAAACGCGCAAAGTAAAGAAGAACTTGAGGCGATCGATATCAAATTCACCGCAGAGGACTTCAGTAAATGAGACATCCCGATGGATTGCAAATACTGATTGCCATCGATCAGCTTTTAAACAGTTTGATCGGCGGTTATGCAGACGAGACTTTAAGCAGCCGAGCTTATCGACACAAGAAAAATGGATCACGCTCATGGCCTGCTTGGTTGATTGACCACATTTTCTTCTGGCAAGAAGAGCACTGCAAAGCATCATACGAGAGCGAACTTGAACGATCTCACTTACCTCCGGAGCTACGAAAATGACAAAAGACGAATTGAAAAGTGCATTAAAAGATTTTGGCAGTAAAGGCAAAGAAATCGCAGAAGAGCTTTATGAAAAGCTCGAATCGGAAAAAGAAACGATGGACACAAGCACCAGACGCAAAACACGTACGTTTTGGGTTTCCGTTTCGGTTTTCGCTTTTTTGATTGGTGTCGCCATCGGTCATTTGTTTTTGTAACTGCTCGGAGGTGTCGTGATAAACGCAGTTTCAAACTTATTGCCGCATTCTGCTGACAGGGTGATGATGGCTCTTGGCGGAACTGTTGGTGCAATGTTCTCTTTTGCTTTCGGAGATATCGGGCCACTGATTATTTGGCTTGCGAGCTTTGTTGTTCTGGACTACGTTACCGGGATCCTTTCAGCAGTACGTAACCGACAGTGGAAAAGCCGAGAGCTGTTTTACGGGACGATCCGAAAAATCATCATTTTTGTAATGGTCGCACTGGCACATGG